TTTGTATTCTACTATTGCCCGGTCTGTTTCATTAAACAGACTATCCCTGGTTGCCTGCCAACGGACACTGATCACTTTATAACCGGGAATGCTTAATGAACTTTCACAATCATCAAATGCAGATCTATGTTTTTTAATAATGTCTTCAATATCGCTTCTATTTGGAGCATAGTAGGTAAACTCCAAATACTTACTTTCAATCCTGACATTTTTATTATCCCGAACATCCGGACGATCTGTCAACTCCTGAAATACACAAACAATTGATTCTGATAATCCCTCCGGGATTTCACGATAAAAAACATTGCCCAGATCAGCTTCATTAGAATATGGACGCAATCCTTCAACCTCAGTCGTCAAAAAATCATAAATAGCTTTTCTCAAATCGGCGTCCATCATTCCGCTCCAAGGATCTGCTTAATTCCGTTCTGTGATTCGTCAAATCCGATTCTCATTATAGGTCTTGGTTTCATTCCCCTGGTAAAATGCCACACATCATTTTCATCTTTCCAGAACCAAGGAGTTTGTCTGCCATTTCCACTCTCAGCATATTGTCCGGTCCCAAACTCAATGAACGGTGAATGTCCTGCAGTATTTGCTACCACACCAACTATCTCTCCATTCACTTCAATGACATCATGCACGAAGCTGTTAAGATATTGCCCTTTGTCTACTGCTTTTAATTCTGATCCAACGTGACCGGCTGTAATTAATTTCATATTTCCGGTAGTAAATTCACACGCAATAACCATTCGAGCTGTAAGCTTTTTCTTGAGATTATTAACTACGATATCATCAAACCACTGATTCTCGGGCATTAGAACACCTTGAACTTAACAACGAGAAACACCAATACCACTAAACTGATAAAGATTATTATTCCAAGAGTACCATAGCCAAACTTCTCAGCGGTAGTAGTTTCTTTTTTAATAACCAACTTTGTCGTATCTGTAATAGTTGTATCAACTTTGTGTTCAGGGATATCGAGCTCAAAAAATTTTTTCTTAGGATAGTATTTTATACTCACCTTCACTTTTCCTTTTTCAGTCCTAATTTCTTTTTGACCTTCAACTCGAGCAGAATCAGGAAGAGTTTCAAAGATTATATCTAATGAATCAATAATCGGTTTGGGAAATTCTTTATATGAAGCTGGGATAGAATCCTTAAGGGCAGGAATTGTTATTTCAATTTTCCGGTCTTTAATTATGGTTTCTGATGAGGAGCAACCTATCAGAAGGAATATGATCAATATGTAAAAGAGGATTTTCATTTTACCAGAACAAACCACATAATTCTGAAATAATTTGCCGGCTGAATTGATCTTGAACGGATATACACTCCATCACCATCCGATTGAGATCCTTTATTACCAGATGAAGTATTCCCTTCGATAGTCGTTCCGTACTGTTTTTTCCAATCAGTTAATACAAATCCTATATGACCAAAAATTGTATTCCCTTTTTCCCAACCAACGATCGAACCAGGTGGAATTCTCTTTGTCCCTCTTAATACTTCAGTCGCCGGGATCATGTATTTACTTCTCTTAAATTCCCGTGCTAATCCAGATCTGATTTTCGGTTCATTAACGCCGGCTGCAGTCAAACAATAAGAAACGAATGCTGAGCACCAGCTATCCCCTCTCTTTCGCCCAACCGATTTCAGAAACATTTCAATTTCCGGACCGTCATTCTTCCCCGTAGCTTCAGTAATACCAACAAACGATTCGGCTATTTGTAAATGTTTCTGTCCGCTAACTGCTGAGGATAGCAGCAGCAATAATGATAGCCATACCCAAAAGGAATAACGCATAAGCAATGTTCCTCTCCTTAAGTTCTTTTATTGTATCGATCTCTTTAACTGCGTACTTATCGAATATCCAGAACATGAATATCCCAAGGACTCCCTTGGCAAGACCCACCGAGAATGAAGATAATTCGATCAGCCAGTTAAAAGTGATGTAGATGAGAATAATTGCAATGAAAGCTACTACCGCAATAGTTTTAAGTGCTGAGTTTTTGAAAAATTCAATCATATTATTTCCTTCCGTAAATAAATTTGTCCTCAAACTTGTCGAACCGTTGGTTCAGATTTTTCAACTGCTCATTTATAGCATTTAATTGTTCGGTTAAACCTGGTACTTGATTAATGTTGATATAATTATCCTTCGTTTCGCTTTTATGTTCATCAATAGCTGTCTTAATTTCCTTTTTGACTTCGTCCTTTGATGGTTTATCTTCAAGCGCTTTAACTGTATATCCCACGTTAAAAATGACCAGGGCAATCGCAACAATTATCTGCCAGTAATTTATTATTGTATGTTTTGCTTTCTCCATTAAGCCCCTCAACTTAAAATGAGATCGATTTCCAAGTGCTGATTCATCTGCATTGGATTTTTAATAAATGATATTTCAAAACTGTTATCATTCGCGGGATCGATTAAAATATCTTTCTCGTCAATACTCGAATCATATCCACAATAAAGACGGTAATTCACTTCTTTCTGTTTTTGATGATCTATGTACCGTTCACTACCATTCAATGGTCTTAATCTTCCTTTTACATTTTTCACTTTTGCCGATTGATCCTTAAAGCTTCCACCGCCTAAATTCACTTTAGTCACACGATGCAATTCTAACACCTGGTTGTAATAGTCTTCGATCACCATTTCACCTTTCGATACTTATTCAGAATCTGTTGTGATGTTGCTGAGAATGCATTTGCAGTAAAAGAAATGGAATGATCTCCAAGGCTTTCAGATTGCACTCCCTTCATTCTTTTTGGTTCAAGGTTTTTCCCCACATACTCAACAGCGACAGTGACAAATGATTTCGGAAACTTCTGGTTACCGTTTTCATCTTTGAATTGATTGTTACATTCCGTTTTGACAAAGTCTTCAAATTCAGCTATTAATGATTGAATGGAAGAATCCTTCGACTTGTCATCTGCTGAGATACCTAACCGCTGTTTGATTTCCGCAACTGATATAAACATGAATACCCCGCTTAATTATTAAACCTGGGGTTCGGATTCGAACCCCCGATCAATTCTTATCTTGCGAGATAAACTGTGTAGATATCTACCTTACCGGTACCTGCAGCATCAGTAGTTGTAAGAACTGCTTTGATATATCTTTTAGCATTGGTAGGAACGATATATCGAGCTAATTCTGTCCCGGCAGGGATTGTTTCAGCACCGCTTGCAGTTTTAGTATAGAGAGTAGCAAGATCAGTGAACGAGGAATTATCATCAGAGTGCTGCAGCTTTACGGTCACTACCTTTGTATCGGCTAAGCCAATCTGAGTATTAACCTTTGCAACTACTTCGATGGATCCCTGAGCTTGACCAAGATTTTCAAATACTCCACCGTTTCCGTTTGCTGAAGTATTCTGAGGAACGCTTTGCGCTTTGGCTAAGTAATCATCTGCAAATTTTACTTCGCCGTTGTAGTTAAGTTGATTTACTGACATGGTTTTACTCCAAACTTTATTTTTTATTGAAGCTCCCTTTTAGAGAGCTTTTCAAATTCTCATGTTGTAATACTATTCAGCATTAGCTGAATGAAACATTCGCCTCGGTACCATCCAAGAAGTTGTAAGATGTGAACAATGGTACATCGTGCCAGAAATCGATTCTTCGATCAAACTTCTTCTCAAAGACGTCCATTTTCAGAGGAGTGTCTTTGTATGTGTTCAAAGCACTCTTAACCTTCGGATGCATGAATAAATAGGTATTAGAGTCAGCTCTAACCATATCCAGAAGATCATCAATCTGATCCTTGGTAGGAAGTTTCTTGGTTGCGGAAATACGATCGATATTGAAGATACCGGCAATGGTCAACGGATTAGCAATCTGGAATCCAAAATAATTCTTGAATCTTCCTGCATATCCATTGATTTCTGTTTCTACACCACCGATAGTCTTTTTGATTTTCATCAAGTTACCACCGTTCAGCCACTCAAATGGCAACAAAGCACCATCGGCAAATCCGTTGGGAGAATACAACCCGGCTGTTTCTCCAGTTGCAAAGCGAACTGCAAGAATACAATGATTAACATTGCTCGAACCACCTGCATTGATCTTCTTTCCATTTGCAATCGCCCATGCCCGGATCATGTTGTAAAGGATTGCATGCTCTGCATTCATTCCTGATTGTCTTAGAATTGCAGGAGTCTTTTTAGCTGCGAAGGGATCTCTACCACCAACTAATTGAGCTTCATCCTCCCCAAACTGTATTTCACCGCCCATTACGGAGAGTGATAACTGTTTGAGAATAGTATTAACCGAAACATTTGGTAGAGGTGAATCTAAATCAACGAACCCGGCACCTGTCACATTCTTGATTTCAGAATAGACATTATGCATTGCGTGCGAAGATTCCTCGAAAGGAATTATAGCTAAGATCGGGCTATTCTCAGTTACAAGATCAACCTGCTTAGGTTGTTTCTTCGCAAATTGAACAGATAATTCTTTTAATGTTGGCATTTCTTTCTCCAGACTTAATTA